ACTTCATCATGCTTCCTAGGGAGTCCCACAAGAGACAGGTCTCCAAGACCATGACATATCTCAACAAGTTCGGGTACTTCGACATGAAGAGCAAGGACGAGACTAGGGAATACATCGACAAGACATATCAGGAATGCGCCGGAAATCCAGGATTCACGTTCGAGATAGACACCACGGACATCATAATCTGCCTCAGGACGGACATGCTCCCGACGAAGTCCTATTTCATCAGCATTTCCGCCCATGAGATATCCCATGCCATAACGATACTCTTCAACAACCTCGGAGTCGGGGAGAACGACGAGATGAGGGCGATATACATGGGGAACATGGTGGAGGATTTCATCTCAAAATCGAAGATTCTGGACTCAAATCTCCAGAATTGAGCGAGAAACGGCCCTAAATACTCGTAGAATATTATCGTTATGGCATTTTGGAACAAATTTTTCAACAGGCGCGGATCTAACGCCGAAACCGAAGAGAAGAACGTGACCGAACCCCAGGCGAAGTACGGGGAATCGGCCTTGGAGAAGAATCCCGGACTTGAGGCGTTCGACGGAGTCCAAAGTTCCATATTGGATATTCTCGACAAGCGTTCCGTTACGGCTGGGATCCAGGACGGGGCGTTGTATCCGGGATATGCGAACTACTTCACGTCCGTCTTCACTGGAATGTCCGCGATGCCTGTCCTCACGAACAAGAGGTCGAGGATCAAGCAGTATAGGGAGATGGCCGGATACACGGAGTGCGATTTCTGCATCAACGAAATAGCAAACGACTTTGTCCATGAGGACGACGACGGAGAGGTTATCCATCTTCTCGTCCCTGAAAAGACCCATCTGAACGACGTAAAGAGGCAGATTCTCGACGACGAGTTCAGGAAGTATATCGAACTGTTCAAGCTCAAGGAGAACGGGAAAAACCTGGCGAAGAAGTTCATAACAGAGGGAGAGGTCGCCTTCGAGAACATCATAAACCCTGAGAAGCCAGAACTTGGAATCCTCGGAGTAAGGCACATCCAGACCGAATACTACGAAACTTTGGTCAATCCTGACACAGGAAGGCCGATCGGAATATTCTTCGACAAGAAGAACAAGGACATGGACATGAGAAATCTCGTCTCCATGTCCGCTCTTGGGGCGCAGTCGATCTTCAACAACATGATAACGGCCTCCATAGGAGCGTACAACAAGGATGAGTGCATTCCGTTCCTCTGGCCCCAGCTCACCTACATTTCCTCCGGAGTCACTTCCCCAGACGGCCTTATACAGTATCCGATGATCGAGAAGTGCAAACAGGCTTACCATCAGCTTGTCCTGATGCAGGATGCCGCCGTTATCCTCCGTGTCACCCGCGCTCCCGAAAGGCTCCTCTTCAACATCAACACCGGAAACCTCAACGAGAGGATGGCGAGGGCGAAGATACAGGACTTCGCCAACAAGATGAAGTCCAAGCGCATAGTCTCGTTCCGTGGAGGAAATCCACAGGACGCGGAGCAGACCACGACCTACAACCCGATTTCGATGCTGGAGTCGTTCTACTTCGGAAAGACCAACGCTAACGACGGAACGACTGTGGAATCGGTCGGATCTACGGCGGACTACGAGCAGATAGCTGACATAGAGTTCTTCCTTCGCCGTCTCTTCAAGCAGTTCGGGGTTCCATTCTCCAGGTACAAGGAGCCGGATGGAGCGTTGGAGAGGGAAGACACGATTTCCAAGGAGGAATATTCCTTCTCTCGTCTCATCATCGACATCCAGAGACGTTTCGCCTCTGCCTTCAAGAACGGCTACATCACACACCTCAAGCTTCGCGGGATATGGGACAAGTACGATCTTAGGGAAAGCGACTTCAACGTGGAGATGGAACGTCCAATCCTCTACGACCTCTACAACGTCAACAAGATGGTCACTTCTAGGATGGAGACGTACAAGGCCATAACCGACGTAGACGAACTCTCCAAGACGATGGCGATGAAGAAGATCCTCAAGATGACCGACGAAGAAGTGGATGAGAACTTCCGAATGCTCATCAAGGAGAAGCAGTATATCGCCATGACTGACTATTTCGGAGACCTTGTGTCCGACGAGCATTATCCTCTCGACTACCACTCCCCGATACGCCTCAACGGGATAGACAACCAGAACGGTCCCGAGAAGTCTGGTGGCGGAGAAGGCGGAGGTGGAGAAGAAGGTGGCGGAGGAGGCCATGAGGACGAAAATCCACCAGAAAACAACGAAGAAGAGGGTGGAAACGAAGAGGAAAAAGGTGAAGAACCGCCTCCTTTCGGACTTGGATGACCAATCATAGCCCGAAATCAATAAATAACATAGAAATTCTCGGCGTCAAACGCTAAATAGTTGAAACCACTGGGAAAACACGACATGGACATGAAAAACATAAGGGCAGGATACTCGAAGATGCTGGCGTCTCTCGAAGATAACGGCATCAAGCTCGACGAGTCCCAGAAAGAGACCTTCGACAACTTCATGGTCGCAATTGAGTCCAAGTACAACGAAGTGAGGGATACTGCGATCAAGGCCACGCGCAAGATCGTCGCCGAAAAGATGAACGCCAAGTTCAAGGTCGCTTTCGAGAACTACCAGAAGCACCTTTTCGAGAACGTCGCCCTCACCCGCATGATTCAGGAGAAGGTTGACGAGATCAAGAAGGCCAAGACCATTTCCGAGACCAAGACCGAACTTGACGCCAACGCCATGAAGGAGCTTGAGGAATCGGTCGACCAGTTCCTCGACGGATATATCGAGGAAGTCCTCCCCAAGAAGTCCATCGTCGACTACGATCAGTTGCGCAAGATGACGAAGCTCACAGAATCCCTCAAGAAGGAGCTTGAAGAGGCGAAAAAGCCCGTGGAGAAGACGGTTGACGAGTCCATCAAGGATGAACTGGAGAAAACCAAGGCCGATCTCTCCAAGGTGAACGAGGAACTTGAGAAGGCGAAGGGAAAAGTGCTTCTCGAGTCGAAACTTGAGGACGTTCCGCCCCTCGAAGCGAAGAAAATGCGCGAAAAGTTCGAGGGATGCAAGGAATGCGAAGTAAAAGAGAATTTTGATAAGGTTCTGGAGGAAATCCGTGACGGTGTGGAGAAGGAACAGACGATTCCAGCCGCCGGAAAGGAACCTACGACTCTTGAATCCGAGATCAACAGCATACTGGAGACCCCGGAGGAAGGAAAAACGGAGGACAGTGACGAAGTCCCCGGAGATGTGCCTCAGAACGCCCTGCCAATGGACGTTCCGAAGGGAATCGACGAGGATGGAGACGAGGTCTATGAAACGGAGGTCGACCTGTACGAGAGTTCGGGTGAATTCGACACTATCGACCAGAAGGCCATGGACTACTTCATAACAAAACTTGAGAACAGCTACAAGTTTGCGCGATAAGTCTCCTACGTGCTGAAATCCACCAAAAACAAAAGGAACAAAGAGAATGAAAGCTCTGTTGACTGAAGCCCACCAGAGGAGAATCCTCAAGAAGTGGCAACCTATCCTGGAAGCTGGTCCTGCGATTGCTAACGACCAGACGAAGCTGGCCCTCGCCCAGGTCCTGGAGAATACCCGCGCCGAGTTCGCCCGTAAGGGTCTGCTTGCCGAGGCGGGATTCACCCAGCCTGACATGGTCGGCAACAGCGTGATCGACGGCAAGACGTCCAAGGGCGTCCTCAAGGGTGGTCTCGGATACAAGAACCGTACCGCTCCTGGCGACACCACGGACTTCTACATGCCCAACATCATCATGCCGATGGTTCGTCGTATCTTCCCGACGCTCATCGCTAACGAACTGGTCGGCGTTCAGCCTCTGAACGGACCTCTCGGCTATGCGATCGCGTATCGTGCGAAGTATGGCAAGAACGGTGTGGTCGGATCGGGCAACCTCGATCTGGATGACCGTGAAATCGGTTTCCACCCTGTTGACACGCGCTACTCTGGCGTTCGCGGCAAGGGCCGTCTTGACGGTCTTACGGGCGAAGCCATTGACAACGTCGTGGCCGACGGCCAGACGGATGCGTCCTCGGCGGAAGCGGCTTGGGCGGCTTATGCCGGTGCGCAGGGCGACTTCGACGGTGGTCAGGAAGCCTGGGCTGGCGAAGGTGCGCCTCTCGGCGAAGCCTCGGAATATGCGTCCTTCTCGAAGGGTACGTATCCGAAGATCGGCTTTGGCCTGATCAAGACGGCTGTCGAGGCCAAGACGCGCAAGCTCGGTGCCGAATGGTCGCCAGAACTGGCCGAGGACATGGAGTCCATGCACGGCCTGGACGTCGAGGCGGAAATGATCAACATCATCTCCTACGAGATCGGTGCTGAAATCGACCGCCAGATCATCACGGAAATGGTGAAGGCCGCGATCACGGGTGGTTCGGTCTCTACCTGGTCTCCAGCCCTTGCGGATGGTCTTGACCAGATGGGTCGTCTCGCCACTCTGCTCACGCAGATTACGATCGAAGCCAACCAGATCGCCCTCAAGACCCGTCGCGGCAACGCGAACTTCGTGGTCACGTCTCCTCGTGTGACGGCCCTGCTTGAACAGCTCTCGCTGAACAAGTTCGTGTCGATCCAGAACACGAGCAAGGACGCTCCTTCGGTGCCTGACAGCGGCGTGGGTGCCATCACGAAGTGCGGTCTCATCAACGACGGCCAGCAGTTGCTGGTGCGCGATGCGTATGCGTCGGGCGATTACGTCCTGATGGGCTACAAGGGAAGCCATCCGGCTGACGCGGGTATCATCTACGCGCCTTACATTCCTCTCCAGCTGTCGAAGGCCCTGAATCCTGACACCATGACCCCTGTGGTCGGTGCGAGGACGAGGTACGGTCTGATGCAGTCGGTCTGGGACAGCAGGAACTACTTCCACTTCATCACGGTCAGCGGCCTTACGGCGAAGTACACGCTCAACGGCGATCGTAACTTCATCCAGCCGTTCTCCAAGGTGAAGAACGGGACGCTCTTCGTCTAATTGAAAGATTGACGAACGTCCAGACAAGAACCCCGGTTGATTCCGGGGTTCTTTGTTTTTGTGAAATAGTGAAAGAAACCGAAAAGATGAGGTAATTAGCCTTTGTGGAACGCAATATGAACAGACACAATCCTCCATTTCATCCTCATGGAAATCCCCATTGTCCGCCAGAACAGAAGAACGGATTGGCAAGGACGAGGGAAATGGACAGGAGGGTATTGATTTCTGACAACATCGGAAACCTGAACTACATAGTCAGTTTCAACGAAGGCGTCATAGATACGGATGAAGGCGTAAAGACCGTTTGGGTGGTGAAAGTCCTCGTTCCGTCTCCAGAAGGCGAGGAAGTGACCCTGTACGATTCCTGGAGCGACGACTACGAGATAGCCGCCAAGGATTACAGGAGAAACGTCGAGACATACGAAAATCTTGTCAAGTCCCAATGCAGACACGTTGACGACATATCCTTGTATGCGGACAGGATAGGGTACAGGAAGATGGATATTCCTCCGTGTTGCTGGACTTGCGCATATTCTTTCACACAAGAGAGGATGGGACATTGTCACAACGTGGACTGGAATGGAATGGCGAAGGGAAAGATGAGGTGCCATTGTCCAGACCTCTTCCGCCTCTTCTCCAGGGATGGCGTCGACGTGAAGGACATAATGGACGGAAGGACTGACAGGAACTGGCTCGACGTGAAACCTCTTGTCGATCCGGACGGAGTTTGCAGGAACTACAGGAGGCGCGAGGAAAACGATATTCCTTCTCCGATCTATCCTCCACCACACCAGCCGCATTCTCCGCACGACCACGTCTTCGGTCCTGAAATCAAGAAGAAACGCCCGGACGGAACAATGCTGATCGACGGAGGATCTGCTAAAACGACCACCATCAGATACAAGGGATAAGCCATGATTGCGTTGATAGGAAAATGGATCGCCTCGTTCTTCACTGCGGACAAGATAGGTTGTCTGTTCAGGAAGTTGCTGTTCATATCGGCAAAGACCGTCGTTAGCGAGATCATGAAGCCGGAGAACCAGAAGAAGGCTTATGAGTTCGTCAAGGAACTGAACAAGAGGACAGACATGACGAACATAGAGAAGGCCAAGGAGTTCAACAGGCAGATGTTCGAGTGGGCGAAGAAGATGGGCAAGAAGATGACGGAAAGCGTCGTGAACTGCCTGAGGGAGCTTGCGGTGAACGCCTTGAAGGTCGAGAAGGCCGAAGCGGAGGAAAACGGCGAGGAATGCGATTGTTGCGTTGACAAGACGGAGAGCGAAGATGCTTAAAATAGACAAATCAAGGACACTGAACAACAGGACGAGGAAACAGGTATTCTCCAAGGAAGACCTGAAAGATCCAGAGTCCGGCCTCGGTACTTCCGTACTCGACGAGATAAACCAGTGGTGGTTCCAGAACGTCACGATGTCCGCCAAGTACGGGAACAAGAACAATCCCGAACAGCGTAGCGAAAAGGAGAAGTACGGTTCGATAGCCCGTGCGTCAGGAGAGGTGCAGTGCGGATATGCGAGGGTGCTGAAGAACAGGAACCACACCGGATACATGGTCTCCAACGGATTCCTCGACGATCCAAATGCGTTCTACGTCATCGTCAAGATGCACACGGACTGGAACATTCCTCCAAGGACTGTGTTCAACTGCATGAAGGACATGATCCTTACAACAACCGGCCTTACGATCTCCACGAAAGACCTTGTTGCATATCGTCCTGATGCCGCTCCAGACGGAAAGAAGCGCGGGAAGAAGACGGACAAGGATCCGAAGGCGGACAAGACCGTCACGATGAGCGTTTCAAACGGGACGAAGTGGGACGATCCCGAAATCGAGGCTTACTACTATTCCATCGGCATCCAGCGTTTCGAGAAGATGTACGACTGGTACGTGGTGAAGTTCGAGGTGGAGAACAACCTCACGGACGAAGAGGAAGACAAGCTCAAGGAAGTGCTTGACAACGGCGGAGACCTTTACGAAGACGAGGAAAACATGGAAAACGACGGCATAAAGCTCAACAAGGACGGAGAAATCGAAATTCCGGAAGACATGAACCTGGACTCAGGTCGTGACGACATTCTGGAGGAAGAGAAGATCGGAGAGGGATTCTTCGACGAAGGCGGAAACCTCGTCGGGGACGTTCCTCCAGAGGCCATAGAGGAATGCTCGAAGCCGGGAGACCGCAAGGCGTCCGTGGAGAAGTGGATGGCAAAGCTCGACTTCGAGAAGAATTTCCCGTATGACAAGGCAAGGGCTACGCTCAAGACCACGGGAATGGATCTTCCAGAGAAGATAGACGAGATGGACGACCACGATGTCGCCATGCACATCTTCTGGACTATGTGCTGTGACCTCAAGGAACAGAAGCGCGAGTGGGAGGAAGGAGACAAGGAGGACGAGTTCCTTCCCGTCTATTCCCTCGAATCTCCAGTCCAGGAGAAGATCAATGAAGGTTCTGGAGACGACATCACGGTTCAGTTCCCGGAGTGGGCTGTCAATTATGCGGTCAACGGTGACGATTCTGGCCTCACTTCCGAAGAAGTCAAGATGATTCGTGACTATCTCGAATCCATGGACGAAGAAGGATATGACGCAATGGCCTTCGACGTTGGTGACGAGGCTTATTTCAGCTCTAGTCCTGAGTTTGGAGACGCTTGCGACTGCTATGACGTGACGTTCCACAAGAAGATCGGACAGGTCAACGAGACGGAACCGAACATGGAGGACAAAACCGAGGATGCGCTGAAGACTCCGTTTGTCGCAGGAAAGGTTTACAGGGACACGAACGGTGACTTCTACAAGGTCATCCGCCGTTATCCTACGTCCATCGTCTGCACGTTCAGGGGAGCTACGGACAAGGCGTGGAGCAAGATGAGGGAAGACATCAAGACCCTCGCCACAGCCCTCTTCGGAGAGGCCGAGAAGGTTGTCGGTCAGGATTTCTCCATGACCTCGCTTGACGAGTGCGGACAGGAAGAGTTCGGAAGTCTCTATGAAGATTGTCCGATAACCCTCACGGAAGCGCATGTCACGATCAACACCGTAGGAGACCTGAAGCGCGAACTTGGGAAATATGCGGACAACATCAAGGTCCAGTTCTCAAAGGGCGGAACGCTTGTCGGAATCGACGACATGACGATGGCAAACGCAGTCCTTACGTTCAACATGGGCGAAGGATATGTATTCGAGGACGAGAACAACGGAGACTCGGACGACTTTGTTGTCAAGGACATGCACAGCTACGGAAGGATCGATCCGAAGGTTCTCAAGACCGCGCAGAAGGAGCTGTACAAGTTCATGTCGGAGAACAGGGACCACTTCAAGGACATCCCTCTCGACAAGATTTTCTCCATTCTCAAGCGCAACGGAATCACCCCTGTGCAGGAAGACGGAACGGAATGGTCTGGGTTCTTGATGGGCAACAACTCCAACTGCACGATAGACCTTGCATATGACGGAAAGCTCATTCGCCACATGCTCGTCCTTACGTGGTACAAGTACAACGAGACCGGCACTTGGGAAGTGATCTCCTATATCTCCTAGTATTGGACGACAACACCAATGGACGAAAACATACAGTTCTGGGCAAAACTCGTCGAATCCGGGCAACTGGATCTCGACGAGGCGGAGAAGGACATAGGCGGGGAGAAGTACGAGATGTCCGGAGAAATGCCGGGAAAGAAGCTGTGGATTGACGATATCCGTCCGGCTCCAGAAGGTTTCCACTGGGTCAAGTCCACAAACGAGGCCAAGCAGTACATCCTCAAGACGGGATTGAAGAACATAGTCCTTATAGACACCGACCACGACGCCGGAGATTTCCAGAAGGACGGTGGAGACTACGTGAAGATTTTCGATTGGCTGGACGAAGTAGGAGCGTTCAACCTTACGATCCACATCCACTCGGCGAATCCCGTAGGTGCGAACAACATCAGGTCCATCATCTCCAGAAACAAGGAGAACGGATGGGCCGAAGTCAAGAACTCCTAGTAGTCCTCCCTGTCTTCCTTGTCTAGGGTCTTTATGATGTCTTCCTGGGAGAATGTGAAGGTGTTGGAGTCCGGAATGTCCTTGCTCTTCTTCGATTCCGCCTTCTGCATGTCAAGGTCGTGCTTCATCTGGATCAACGCCTTCTTTTGTTCGAAGTCGATCATCTTCAGCCTTACCTTGTCGTAGAACGCCATGCGGTCCTTGTAGAGGCCAATATATTCCGAGATTGTCAGGTGGGCGGATTCCAGCACCTTGGAGAAAGCCTGTACGACTTCGGGATCCAAAAGTTCCGAGTTGCATATCTGCTGGTGGGTGTACTTTATGACATCCTTCGACGAGTCTATAAGCTCCCGTATCTCCTCAAGGCTGTTCCGTAGTCCGGCCATGTCGACCTGATCCAGTTCGCCCTTGTTGTAGTGCTGGATGCTGGAATCGATCTTGCTCACGTTCTCCTTGACCTTCTCGTCGACTTCATCCATTTTTCCGATGTTTGGATCGTCAGCGTCAAGGTCTTTCAGGAAATCGTCTATCGAGGATATCCCAAGGGCTTCGTTTACTTCTTTTACGCCCATGTTAGTCGTCCATTTCCTCTCCGGTGTAGCAGTCTACTCCGTTCTGTAGGCTTTTCGCTATGGATGAACCCGGCATCTGGGCTTCGAGTTCAGCTATCATCTTTTTGGATAGATCCCTGCGTATGTTGACCTGTCTGTAGTGCTTCGAGAGCTGTGTCTTGAAGGCGTTGAAGCAAGCAGAGGTGAAATACGCGAACGGGTTGTTGTACTTGAAGTTGAAGTTCTTGAGGCCGGAAAGCATCTTCTCTATCGCATATCCGGCCAAGTCCTCCTTCAGTTCCGGGGGATAGTTCCTGAAGCACGAATGGTTGGTTATCCTTCGCGCAATCTCCATGAACATTCTTCCAAGCTCTTCCGATGGCTTGTCCCTGTCCTCGACCTTCTCGGCGGAATCCCTCCACTTTATCATTTCGGCAAGGAGGGACTTGTTGGTGACGTAGAACCTCTCCCTGTTGTGCGGGTTAGGGTTCTCTCCACGAGGAATCCTCTTTCCTGGTTTCTTTGACGCTACTGATTTTCCAGTCGATTTCTTGTTTGCAGGAGTTGCTCCTTTTTTCTTGCGATAGAACACTATGTTTGCCTTTCGTTTGTCTATATAATATCTTACGGGGGTATTTTACCCTATCGTAATTAAAGATATGGAACTTTCGCTTCAGGAAATAGTATCCGACGCCATAGAATCAGACCTCATATGCGAGGGCGGAGCGTCTAAGCCGATTTCTCACATGTTCAAGGATCCCGACATGACGTTCGGGGAGATGAGGGACATGTTCAAGTCGATCTTCTCCGGGGAAACGACGATAACCGAGAAGACTGACGGACAGAACCTCATGGTGACGTACAAGGACGGGAAATTCGGGTTCGCTAGGAACAGGGAGACATTGAAGGAACCGATGGACAGGGCAAAGCTCGGGGAGTTCTTCGAGGGCAAGGAAGATGGACTGAAGGACGCTTTCTGCAAGTCCGCCAAGAACCTGGAGAAGGCCCTGTCATCTATCGACACGCAGACTCTTGGAAAGATATTCTCCAATGGAAGGAATTTCCTCAACGTCGAGATAGTGTATCCTCCGTTCAAGAATCTCGTCGATTACGGAAACAGGTGCATTCTCCAGTTGAACGCCCTTGACGAGTTCGACGGAGAATGGAACGAGGTAGGAGAGAACACGGAATATCTGAGTGAACTTGAGAATCTTCTTTCCGCTCATAAGGCGTTGAAGCAGGAGATGTTCACGATCCAGCCACAGAATGTCCTCACGATAGCACATTCCCCTACAGCTAAACAGGCTTTGGAGACCATCCTGGAATCTCTTGACAAGTTGGCTTCTGGGCTTGGATACGACTCCACGATAAAGGACTATTTCGACGAGAAGTGGAAGAAGAGGATAACGGATTCATGCTCAAGATACGGATTTGACGTAGACCCGGATTCCATGTTTGTACAGGAGTTTTCGGACAGGCTTAGCAGGATTTCGGGGAGAAGGCCGACAAAGAGCGACGTTGTGACTTTCGCCAAGAAAGCCGGAATCAATCCGAGGACTGACGACTACCGTAGTCTTGTTGCGGAACTTGAATCTGGAGCGGACGAGGTGAACGAGGAGATTCTGGTTCCAATCGAAGATTTCATAACGATGGCGGGTGTCCTCATAATGAAGAACGTGACAGGATTTCTCGCCGCCGATCCGAACAAGACGAGCAAGAGGATACTTTCCTCCCTAGATTCCGCCATCAGGAAGATAGAGGAAGGTGAAGTTCAGCTTGCTCCGGACAAGATGAAGCTTTTCAGGAAGAATCTGAGGAAGATCGAGAAGTACCAGGACAAGTACATTCCGGCAGAGGGAGTGTTGGTCAGGTACAGGGGCAAGGTCTACAAGATAACCTCACATTTCGCCCCTGTGAACCAGATTCTCGGACTAATCAAGTACAAATAACATGAACATGGAAAAGACAGATGCCGGAGAAGTCCTTGAAGGTCTGACCATCCCGGAGAACCCGAACGATCCCCTGGAGAAGGAGATAAGGAACAGTCTTCCTCCGAAGTATGTCCATGGAGACATGGTCATAGGCTGGTATCGGAACGAGAAGAAGATGGGGGAGAAGGAAGATCAGCTCAGGAAGACCTATGTTGACGGATTGGACAACCTGATCGACCTCTTCAAGACATACGACCGCTACATCGACATGCTCAAGAAGCAGAAGTTGACGGAAAAACCGATCACTATTTCCGTCAACGGAAAAGAGTTCAAGTTCGATCCAATCAAGGATTTCACGTCGAAGAAGCTGAGGAGACCAGCTTCCGGCCAACTGTTCGTCAAGGCCATAGGAGACGTGGTCAATTCCTCCATTTCCGTGACTTCCACAAGCTCCAAGTACCAGATAGAGGACAAGGACAGGGCGAACATAAGGCTAGTCGACTCCACGGAAAACGTGATGTGCTGGGCTACGAAGGGATACGAGACCACAAACAAGTTCATATACCAACTGTGGCAGAACGCCGAGACCTTGGGTCGAGGCGATGTCTATGGAGACCCTTCCGAGCAGACGCCCTATTGCACACACTCGAAGGAACATTGGGAGTCTTATTCACAAGGAGACCCTGAATACACGCAATACTGGTATCTGACGAAGCCAAGCACAACCGGAGACGAGACAGAGTTTGAATATGCTCCAGGAGACCTTACGGACGGACATGTGATTTCGATATTCAAGTGGCTTGAGGGAAAAGGTCCCGAAGTCCTTATCGCCATGAACGATTCGTTTGGTGATCTCCTTGATAAAGAAGACGAACCTACGACATATTCCGAACTTCCATATGGCGGAGGAATTGAGGCCATAGACAAGAAGCTGATGGAGAAGCTGTACGAGACCTCAATGGAGTCGTTCGTCAAGAAAGCAGTTGAGAAGAAGGTCGTCCATAGCGGAATGATGCCGAAGAGGGTTGCGGAGAGGCTGACCCATCTTGACATTCCGGAAGGTGTCGAACGGATCGGACAGTATGCACTTTTCCAGTTCAAGAAGGTAGAGACAGTATCTCTTCCTTCGACTTTGGTCGCCATAGGAATCAACGCTTTCGGAGGACTGAAGAAACTGAAGGAAATCGTCATCCCGGAATCGGTTTCCATAATAGATGTTTCGGCATTCTCGGAATGTCCTAATCTTGAACGTGTCGTACTACCTTCAAATCTGAAGTCAATTCCGAAGAACATGTTCAACCGGTGCAGGAAACTACGTGACATTAACTTTCCTCCTGGGTTGAAGACAATCGAGACTGCGGCGTTCGTTCATTCTGGACTTGAGGAGGTCGTTCTTCCTGACGGGCTTCTTGATATCGGGGCTTCTGCGTTCTCCGGATGCGACCTCCTGAAGAAACTCGTGATACCGTCGTCAGTCACCAACATACTGGCATCGTTCATCGCAGAAACCCCAAATCTTCACGAGATTGAGATTCCTCCGATGCCGAGCATTCCGTATCAGATGTTCAATGGATCTTCCATCAGGCGCATAGTCATACCTGAAGGAGTCAAAACGATAGAAGGAGAGGCGTTCTACGGTTGCCATGAACTTGAGGAAGTTGTGCTTCCGTCCACATTGGAGGAAATCCAGTACAGGGCGTTCTGCTCTTGCATCAACCTGAAGTCGATAACGATTCCACCAAGCGTGAAAGTCATCGAGACTGACGCATTCTACTCTTGTTCCAAGCTCAGCAACGTAGACCTTACGACTGCAAATGTCATGATCAAGGCTGATGTGTTCAAGTTCTGTCGTTCGCTTGAGTCGATAACGATTCCAGATACGGTTCAGAGCATCGGACCCTACGCTTTCAGCCATACGGAACTTAGGGATGTCACAATAAGCCAGGACATGTTCGAGAAAAACCTTTCTGCGTTCACGAATTGTCCTTTCGGTTTTGCACATGGAATCAAGCTCGAAAGCAACATGAACGAATCTATTGGAGACGGAACATCAACGAAGGAAACCAAGTCAGACAAGTTCGAGACCAAGATAGCCGGGAACGTCAAGAAGTTCATAGAGGAGAACAGGAATCTCCATCCGGCGATCGCTTCCCTCCATGTAGAACACTCCACGGAAGAGGACTCGAAATACTATTCCGACGTGAACGTGACGAACGGGAAGAACCATATCTGGATAGAGGTGAAGCTGAACAAGTACGCAAACCTCGGAGGCCCGTCCTTCAAGTACGAGAACGGACAGTGGAATTGCTCCACCACGGACGAGAACGATCCTCTAACGAAGTATTACCTTTCTGTCCTCGAGAACAACTCCGGGACGTTCATAGACTTCTGCAAGGAAAAGCTCGGGGAGGATTTCGTCCTTCCAAGGGATTTGCCGGACGTGATGGACGCATGGAAGTCTGCCGGTCTCATAGAGGACACGGACAACGATGTCCAGTTCATCACCAACAAGGTCGAGCTTACGGATTTCGGAGACACGATTTCAAGGTTCTACGCCACGGGAAAGATGGAGAGGGTGTACTACATCCAGATAGGGGATGAACTCTACATAGTCGATCCGAAGTTCAACCCGCTTGCCCTGAAGACGAAGGACGGAAAAGAACTCAAGACGCTTGCACAGGCTCACGGCAAGGGACGCATACAGTTCCGTGCCAAGGGAATAGAGAAGATGGTGGACGGAAAGCCGAAATACTTCTATTCAATAGTGTGCGACGTGAAGGTTCTGGCGGACTGGGAGGCCAAGGAGAACGGCGAGGAAGAGACATACGAATGCTCATTCTCCACGCCATCGAACTTCCCTGTCATAGACATCGGAGACAAAGGAGAGAAGGCCGTGAACGAATCAGCCATGGAGAACGACGGTTTCAGGGAGATACCGGCGGAGGATGTCGAGAATATACTTGACGCCGACGGAAAGGGAACTAGATACGAGAGATCCCAGCTGACGAAATACCTTGGAGCCGGAGATTCTGCGATATTCGTCGGACTGTTCGACAACGGGAAATGCTCAGCCATGGGAGTCGTGGGAAAGACCGAGACACAGGCATACTACATATACGAGGTCGAGTCTTTCGAGAAGGGAGCCGGAAAGAGGCTCATAAAGGACATAATCGCACGGTTCGGACAGGTGTTTCTCCTTGCCGACGTGAATGCAGACGAAAATCTCCTGAACTACTACAGGCAGTCTGACTTCAACTTCAGGGAACATGTCGTTCCGTATTCCGATTGGGGATGCCCTGCTCATTTCTTCCTCACCCAGGATTGCGGAGAGGATGTCTCGCTCTACATAGACGACATGTATTCCGCAACATCACAATCGGACAAAAAGAGAGAACAGGTCAACGAGGACATATACGATTCGTTTTGGTATGTGCAGAATTCCGGAGACTGCTCTGAATATCCGAGCGTTGACGCGAGGTCGGTTCTTGAGGAGTTCGAGGAAGACTACGCCAATGACTTTATGATGAAGCGGTGGGATTTGATTCCGAAGGATCAGTATTGGAACGCACTGAAGAAGTTTGTCAAGGACGGCCCGGAGCTGTTCAACTTCCCGGAAAGGATACTTGACGACTGGCTCTATCTCATTTGCAGGAACTTTGCATACATAGAGGTGATAACGACGTTTGCCGGACATTCGGAAGGCGGATACGGAGAATGTATAGACGCTATAGAGGAAGTCTACGCCGGAACGGAGGTAGACCAGATGGAGGGAGACGCTGGCAAGCTCTTCGACTTCATAGAGCAGAGGGGCTTCTTCGACTGGTGTAAGCTCCCAGACGGCTCAGACGCATGGTCAGATTACGGAATAAAGCCAATAAGGAACATACTCGCAAATCTGGAGGTTTCAGCTCCGATCTCCGAGAAGATAGTCGCCATAAACAGGGTTCTCGACGTAATTCACCAGAGGGGAGACCTTGCATCCGCTTTCATAGAGGGAGGAAGGAAATCGTGCCTGGACATTTCCAATCTCGACGAAAGCCTGGAATCCGCAATGAGGCAGGAATTCTCCCCGATGGAGCTTGAGAAGATGACGAGCTTCAAGGCCAAGGTCAACTATTGCAGGGAGACCATGGAGTACATCGGAAAGGGAACCGCTAGGATGGCGTTTCTCACGAGCGACTTCAAGAAGGCCATAAAACTCGCCTTCAACAAGAAGGGAATAGCGCAGAACGAAGTCGAGGGTGGGGACGGATTCAAGAACGGATACGACATATTCCCAACGGTGTTTGATTCCGCAGACGACTATTCGTGGCTTCTTGTGGAGTTTGCGAGAAAGGCCAAGAAGTCCGACTTCAGGAAACTGATGGGCATCAGGTTCGAGGATCTAATCGGAGCGATAGAGACGGAGGCAAGGAGAAGGAATCCGATAGAGTGGAGATATTCGCATCCGTTCGGAGACCAGATGACGGTAAGCGTCATTTGCGACCATGTATACAACGAAGACTATGACGAGGGGGCTTATGTGGAGTTTCTCCATAACCTGTTCGACTTCATCGGAAACTATGGAGCGGAGAGAAGCCTTGTTGCCGACTGGTTCTCTGTCAGGAACTGGGGAATAGTGCGCAGGGACGGGGAGGATCGCCTTGTCATAACCGACAGCGGAC